TGAAGAGACAGGGCAGTTTGATAAAAACACAGGAAATATATTAATACCAGCTTGGGCGGTAGAAAGATGGAAAAGACAAATGAATACGGCCTACAAGGATTTAAGCGAAGAAGAGAAAGACAGCGATAGGAGGGAAGCGGACAGATTTATCGCCACCTTAATGGAGTTTAAAGAATCTACATAACCCGTAAAGGGTTATTTTATTTTAAGGAGTGATTATATGTTACCAGAGGAACCAAGAGCTCCTATGGGGCCGCCTATGGAAGGGCCGCCTATGGAAGGACCGCCTATGGATATGGATCCTTCTATCGAGATAGATGAGCTGCGGCGACAAGTAGACGAGCTTACCATGTTGGTAATGACTATCATGGAAAAAGTTGACCCCAGAGGGCCAGCGGAAGGACCAGTCGAGGGACCACCTCCAGCCCCGATGGGTGGGGCACCCCCGCCAATGGAGGGACCACCTAAAGGACCACCTAAAGGACCAGACGAAGAGGCTCTGAGGAGGGCGATGAGAGGGTAATGTACGAAAAATATGTGGAACCTTACCTGGGGCATTACGTGAAAATTTCAGTCCCCGAATTAAAAATAACGCAAATTGAGAGTTTTGTAGATAAGCTCTCAAAAATTAAACCAAAAGAGGGCTGTTATAAACAAGACGGCTCTTGTATGCGGGATAGATTTTACACGGGTGCTCTGGGTGAGGCCGCTATTGAAGAGTATTTAGGGATAAACTTCATTGATTGGAGCGTTGGGAACTCTTTTGAGTTCGATAGAGCCGATCTGCCCTTCGGAATAGGGATAAAAACCGTTGATTACGGCAAATTTCCCCTCATTAAGAAGGACCCGATCTACCCGGAGATCATGGTTTTAAGGGTAGATGACCGAAATGTGCTGATTTGTGGGCTTGCCAAGGTAGAAATTTTGCAAAAATACCAGGATGACGGCCTAATTTTGTCCCCAAACGTGCGGAAAATGGGCAAAAAGACTGGATTTTACGGATTTCACGCCCTAAAACCCTTCCGGGCGGCGGGAAAAGGGATAACTTTGCTGAAAAGGTGTGGGTGATATGTATAGATCGGCTGAAGATATGGGAATTGACCCTAAAAAAATCCTTAAAGACTTCTTTGGATACGAAAAAAACTACACCGAGGACAGCGGAGCCCGCTTTTATGTGATGATTTTTAACGATATAGTCCTCAAAGTCCCCCGAAAAGACAAGCCCATGAGCGAGGAGAGGCTCAACAGGATTACAGAGGTGCATAATTACTTCGCTTTTTTACCCGAAGTAATGCCTATGGTCCCCTTTAGGGACTATTTTGTTATGCCCAGGTGTCCTGGGGTTCATGGAAACAAGTTAAGCGGGGACAATTTGAAAAGGGCATACTTTCTCGTAGATAGAGTGATAAGGACAATAAAAGACCAGGGATATTTCCCTGACGACATAAAGGTGGGAAATTCTACCTATGACGAAAAAACGGACAGGTTATATGTATTCGATTTCCATAAAGTGGTAAAGGAGGAGTAACATGAGCGATATACATAAGGAAATCCTCGATCTCAGAAAAGAGGACCCTGTGTTCAATTTAATTATGAAAAAGGCTGAGAAAATGGAGCTTTCCTTGGAAAATACCTTGTTTTTGGCGGTAAAAACGCTAATTCACCAGAATAACGCCTTAATAGATGAGCTTGCAAATATGTGTTGTGAATTTGATGATCGGCCATCCTTGCACTATACACCAACGCAATAAGGGGGAGCTAATGAAAGTAATTAACTTTTTCGGCGGCCCAGGTTGTGGTAAATCTACCCTGGCAGCGTTGACTTTTTCGCATTTAAAACTAAAGGGTGTAAATGTAGAACTTGTTACGGAGTTTGCCAAGGATCTGGTCTGGGAGGATAGGGATCTCACCAACCAGATTTTTATATTTGCAAACCAATTACACAGGTTAGACAGGCTGCGGGGTAAGGTTGATTATGCGGTCATAGACAGCCCTTTACCGCTTTCTATTATATACAACAAAAGAGGCGGGTCAGGGCTTTTTGAACGCTTGATAAATGAGGTTTTCCACGAATTTGATAACATAAACTTCTTTGTGGTACGCACAAAGCCTTTTATGAGTGCTGGACGTGCCCACAATTACGAAGAGTCTTTGGCCATAGATAGGGAGATAAAGGAAAGGTTGGACTATGATTTTGTAGATGTTGGAAACTTAGAAGAAGTCCTGGAGCACTTGAGGTGTTGGTAAAGAGAGGTTGCAGACCCTCTATAAAAACGGGACGGGCTGGCATACCCCATCTTCGCAATAGTATGCCTTATTAAATATTTGAGGTGTTGGTATGGCTACGCTTGAAGAGATTACGGCTTTAATCATAAAAAAATATAAAAAATATGAAAACGACTGCGAGGCTTTTATAAGGGAAGCGGTCAAGATAGAGAATAAGGACAGCGATGAAGTTGTTATCCCTTTCCAGATGTGGGATCACCAAAGAGAAGCCTTGGACACTTTTGTTAATAACCGCCTGAGCGTGGTACTGAAAGCCCGCCAGTTAGGTTTAACATGGCTGGCTCTTTCCTATGCGGTGTGGAGGATGATCTTTAAACAAGGCTATTCAGTGGCGGCTCTTTCTAAAAGGGAGGAGCCGGACGCTAAAGAGTTGGTGCGAAGGCTTGTCTTTATGCTCAAGAAAATGCCCAGTTGGTTAATACGGGAGAAAAAGAAAGCCCCTGCCGATTGGAACGGCCCCACCTGGGAAGATACGGTATTAAGCGTTACCATAAACCACCCCGAAGGAGAACCTTCAACCTTCCAGTCCCTTACGGCTTCTCCCGAATCGGGGCGTTCTTTTACCAACAACCTCATTCTATTGGATGAATGGGCGTTCCAGATGTGGGCTAATGAGATATGGACAGCGGCTTATCCCACGATTAACAGGCCCACAGGAGGACAGGTGATCGGGTTGTCTACCAACAAAAGAGGCTCATTATTCGAGTTTATCTGCCGTGAAGCGATAAGAGGGGCTAATTCCTTTAAACTGGTGTTCCTGCCCTGGTTTGCAGACCCCCGCAGGGACAGGGAGTGGTACGAAGAGACGAAAAAAGCTCTACCGGCTAGCTATTTACAGGAATACCCCGAAACCATTGAAGATGCTTTCTCTGCCGGCGAAGGAACCGCTTTCCCCGAATTTTCAAGGGATATACACGTTTGTGAACCTTTTAACATCCCTCCCTGGTGGTACAGGTGGAGGGCAAATGATCCTGGATATACAGATCCCTACTTTTGGATATGGTTCGCCGTGAGCGAGGACGGGGTTGTGTACGCTTACAGGGAATATACAAGATCCCGCAGCGAAGATAGGGTACCTTATTCGCAACAAGCTCGTACAGTAGATGCCATGAGCCGTTACACAGACGAGGGTAAGGAACACCCCGAAGAGATTGCCTTTACCGTAACCGGCCGGGACGCTTACAACAAGCACCCCGAGACAGGTAAGGCTATAATAGATTATTACTTTGACGGCGGGGTTAAGAGAAGTATCCCCCCGCCCAGGGATAAGAACACGGACAGGATCCAAAGGAAGGCTATTTTACACGAATATTTCTATCCGTATTTTGACGAAAACACCGAGAAAACCACCGCTAAGGTGCAGATATTCTCCACTTGCCAGAATTTAATCGAGGCCATACCACAATTAGTGGTTGACGAACACGATCCCGAGAAAGTAGCCGCTTCTGATTACGATCACGCTTACGATTCCTTTGGAATGGGATTACAGGCGTGGCACTCTACCTGGAGCAAGACACCCCGTAAGGAAAGCACTAACCCGATAAGGCAAGATAAAGAGAGAAGGGCTAGAAAACAGAACAAACGCAAACTAACTTAAAGGGGGTATAAGAATGAGGAATATTAAAAGACCTGACGCTAAGCCGGACAGAATGAGGTCCCAACACCCCCTACAGCCCAATGTATACACGGGGCCTTACGGGACAGCACCGAAAGATCACGCCCCAGCACCTTTTTGGTATAAGAAAAAACGCCCCGAGGATCCGATGAGAGCCAGGGCACTGTCCGAGGCTTTTAGACAATCGGCACAAAAGCGAACAAATAGGCAACGTCACCCTTCAGATAGTATGAGGGGATTTTAGGAGGTATATGAATGAAAACTCAGATTTTTCCTATAAAGGCAATCCAGCCTTACTGCGACACTCATATGTGCCACAAAAAGGCCAGTTATTTTGTGGGGAACCCTACGGGGCCCGTTCAAATGAATTATAAATTATGCGAGAGCTGTAAGGAGTCTCTGATAGAGTCCCTTATAAGAACCGAGGGTGAAGGCATTGTTACTAAAGCCGAGGATATTGTCAAAAAAGACAAGATTGCCAGGGATAAGGAACAATACGGCGGTAAGGAGTTTGTGTGCAAGGAATGTGGGGAGGTTTTATACAGCCCACAGACTCTCGGTGCTCACATGAAATACGCCCATCCCAAACGAGGGGGTGAGGGTGAATCGAAACAATAATCTTAGGGGCCATTGCTATCTCCTCTGTAGCGTTGGTTTTCCTGCAAAGTAATACTCATGCTAAAGAGAGAGAGGATCTTTTAAACAGAATTATGGCTGAGGACTGGTACAGATACCAGGCCGGTAATGCTCCTGCTCCTAAAGGCAGGAGTCTTTTGAAGCTCAACAGGAGCGGGGAATCCGAAGGGGGTGATTGAAGTTGCCTTACGAAGAACCTGTAAGCAAAGAACAACTTGTAACTTATGTAGAGGATGAATACCAGAGAAGGCAGAAGGAGCGGCAGTTCTACGAACTACAGTGGCAGTTAAATTCAAACTTTATAGAGGGGAACCAGTACTGCGATGTAGACCCCGCCAGGATGACTATTATAGAAAATGATAAGCTCTATGATTGGCAGGAAAGGGAAGTGTTTAACCAGATCGCTCCTGTGGTGGAAACACGGGTAGCCCGCCTGTCCAGGATGAAGCCGATACTGAAATCCCGTGCGGCTACGCAATCCTCTAAGGATATACGCTCCGCTAGGATTAACACGCAGCTATTAAGGAACCTCTTTTACGAAGAGGGTATCAAAAAGAAGATGAGCACCGTTTACGGCTGGACAGAAACAACAGGGACGTGCGTTTTAAAAAATCTGTGGAACCCCGATAAGGGTAAGATTGTAGCCCGAGCGAGTATCGCAGAAGAAAAAGATGACGGCACAAAGGAAACACGGGAAGAGGAAATAAGGGAAGGTGGGCTAGAGGCGATTGTGGTTCCCCCACATGAGATTTTTCCTGACTCTAATTTCCGTCCGCAAATTAGCGACTGTAGGAGCGTAATACATGCCCGTGCCTTACACGTGGACGAGATAAAAGAACAGTGGGATATAGAGGTAGAACCCGAACCAGCTTCTTCCGTAAAGCTGGAGAAATCCAGCAGCAGCGGTGGAGTTGGGGGACTGGGCTATGGTTTTGGTTTTTATTTTACCAGCTCTCAGCTCAAAGATCACGCCGTAATTAAAGAATACTGGGAAAAGCCCTCCAAGAAATTCCCCGAAGGACGGCTGATTATCACGGCCAACAAGAAGCTGCTCCACTTCGGACCGCTTCCCTTTAAGGTAGGCAAGGAAGGCGAGCCTGTTATCCCGATGGAGAAAATAGTATCTATAGAGAGGCCGGGGGTGTTCTGGGGACGCTGTGTGGTGGATCGGCTTATCCCCGTGCAGAGGCGTTACAACGCCCTCAGAAATAGGAAGGCGGAGTTTTTAAACAGGTGTGCTATCGGTCAATACGTTGTGGAAGAGGGCTCCACCGACCTAGACGAACTGGAGCAGAACGTGGCAAAACCTGGTTATATGCTGGTTTACCAGAGAGGTTTTAACCCGCCCACCCAAGTTCCTAACCCGCAGTTACCACAGGCTTTCGAGACTGAAGAGGCGGCTCTTTTACAGGAGATAAACGTATTCTCGGGGGTTTCGGAACTCTCTAAGCAGTCCAAGGCACCACCCGGAGTTAAGTCCGGGGTGGCGATGTCCATAGCACTAGAGCAGGACGACACCCGTTTAGCTAACACGGCCGCTAATGTGGAGGATTTTCTTGTCAGGAACGGCCAGATGTGGCTGCGGTTCCATAAAAAGTATGTGACAGGGGTACACACCCTACAGGAAGTGGGAGAAGATAAAGTGGTGGAGGTTTTAGACTGGACAGGATCAGACATCACTTCCGATGACGTTATTATAGAACCTTTCTCCGCTCTGGCAGAGTCCCCCGCACAGCGTAAACAAATGGTATTCGATCTCTTGGCTTCTGGGCTATTCCATGACGAAAACGGCATGATAGACGAAACCAAGAAGGCTAAGATATTCGAGATGATAGAGTTAGGTAACTGGGAGGACGCTAACAGCGAAACCCAGCTACACATAAAGAGGGCAGAGCGTCAAAATCTAAAGTTGGCTGAAGGACAAGAACAGCCTGTACCACCTTATGACGATCACCTTATCCATATCCAGCGGCACAACAAATACCGCTTAACGGTGGAGTACGAGGAAATGCTGAAAGAGAATCCCATGATAGATATGGTATTTCAGCAGCACGTTGACCAACACTTAGAGTTTATTATTCAAACTCAGATGTCGCAGCCACCGCCCGAAGAAGCACCGGAAGGGCAAATAGAAGAGACAGAGGAGCCGCCCGGAATGGGCGGTTTTTAAATTAAAAGGAGGAATAGATATGTTTAACGCTGATAACCCGAAAGGGCCAGCAAGGAAGTTTGATTTACAACTTTTTGCCGAGGGAGAACCCGTAGAGGCCCCTGTAGAGCCGGAAGCCCCGGCAGAGCCGGCACCGGCGGAAGAGAAATCGTATGATAGCCTGAGCGATTTCCTGCAAGACCATGCCAAAGGTGAGCCTACTGAGACTGAACCCCAGGAAACGCCCGTGGAGGAGAAGACGGAAGAGGAAAAGGCGATCTTGGGAAAATTCAAGACTCAGGATGATTTAATCAATGCTTACCAAGAGGCCCAACGGAGGATTACTGAATACGGAAACGTACATGCGGAAAACACCCGTGCCAAGGCCGAGTTGGAACAACTGCGTGGACAAGTTCACCAGCTCCAGCAGTGGGCACAGAGAGCACAACAACCCCGTCAGACCGAAAAGACTCCCGAAGAGATCCAGAAAGAAAACCAGGACTGGCTCGATAAATTCTACGAGGACCCCATGAAAGCTCTTAACGAGGTAGTGGAGGGCAGGGTCCGCCAAGAAGTGGAGCCTATCCAAAAAGAGTATCAGATGCAGAAAGCTGTCCAGCACTACAACCAACAGGTACAGGAGGCAAGGCAGAAGTACCCCGATTTTGACGAATACGCTCCACAAATGGAAGAGATCGTCAAACAGCAGGGAAAATACCTCTCCACGCTCCCTAACGCTGTGGATGTAGTCTACAGCATGGCTAAGGCTCAAAGCGTCAAAGAGCCGCCAACGCCTGACTCTCTTTTGCAGGACGAGTCTTTCCGGCAGAAAATCCTCCAAGACGAAACAATCAAGAACGAAATCCTAAAGCAATACGCTCAGGGAGTGCAGGAGAACAAGCCCCCCGTTATTCTGGGAGAGCAGCAGGGTGAAGTTCCTTCCACGCCTCCCGAGCAGATCACCAACACACAAGAGGCTAAAACAGCCAGTATGAACCTCTTTCGGCGTATGTTAGGGGGAGGTTCTTCATAACAAGGAGGAATAAAAAATGACTCAAAACATTCTAAATATGACTGCCATCTCGGAGGCGTTGAAAGATTATTACCTGCCTGGTCTTAGATACCAGCTCAACGAAAAGGCTTCCGCACTGCTGGCACAACTGGAAAAAGATACTGAAAGTGTGGTAGGTAAAGACATTGTAATGGCCCTTAGATACGGTAGGGTCGGGGGGATCGGTGCCCGTGATGATGACGGGGATCTGCCGAAGCCCAACTCCCGTAAAACTAAGCAGGCCAAGTGGGAAACTAAAAACGTATTCGCCCGCTTCCAACTGAGCGATAAAACCATCGAGGCTTCCAAGTCCTCGGTAGGTGCTTTCGCCAGTATGCTGGAGCAGGAGATAAAGGACTGTGAAACGGACGCAAAGCTCGATCTGTCCCGTCAGGTGTTAGGAGACGGTTCGGGTGAGCTGTGCGAGGTTTCTGCGTTCTCTACCAGAACCTTAACCGTGGATACTACCATGTATCTAGCCGAAGGTATGCTCATAGACGTTATAGACGGTAACAGCCCCAGAACTAACTGTGATGGGTTGGAGATCGAGTCCGTGGACAGCGATACCGAATTTACCGTGGTTGCTGTGTCTGGCACTCCCGCAAACGGTGATAAGGTCTGTGTCCAAGGTTCCTGGAACAAGGAACTCACCGGGGTAGCCAAGGTTATAGACACCGGCGGGACTCTCTACGGGATAGACCGCACTGACTATCCCTTCCTAGATGCCGTAGTGGAATCCAGCGTAGGCGATATTACCGAAAACGGAATCCAGGCCAGGATAGACGAGGTAGAAAAGGGCACCGGTTCGGAAACAAACTTCCTTTTAGGTTCTTACGGTGTGCGTAGGGCTTACGCTAATCTTCTGCAAGCTACCAAGTCCCACGTAAACACCCTGGATCTTAAAGGCGGTTGGAAGGCCCTGTCCTACACGGGCGGGAACCAACCCATCCCCTTCTTAGGTGATAGGTACGTCCCCGAAGGGTTACTTTACGGTCTGGATCTGGAAGACTGGAAGATGTATAAAATGACCGATTGGGATTGGATGGACCGAGACGGGAATATGCTCACCCGTGTGGCCAATAAGCCCGCATGGGAAGCTACCCTCTTAATCTACTCTGATATAGGCTGTCAGCGTCCCAGGGGTCAGTTCGTAATGAAAGGTATCAATGAACTGTAAGATAGGGGGGGCTACACGCCCCCTTTTATCTTTTCATGGAGGTGGATTAAATGTCAGCAGAAGCTAAAGTCCTGCAACGCTATAAACTCGGGAATGGTTGGATGAACCTCATAGAGCTAAAAATAGACGAGAGCGATTATTCATCCGGCGGTGAGGAGCTGGACGAGGGCACTTTAGGTCTTAATGTCCTGCACAATATCGCCATCCAACCCGTAGACGGATACGTTTTCGAGTATGACTACGATAACAGCAAGGTAAAGGCTATGGTATGCGGCGGAGATACTAATGTAGGTAAAGAACTGGCGGCAAACGCCAGTATAGACATCACCACGTATGCCACTGTCTTAGGATATTAGAGGGCGGCGGGGATCTCCCCGCCCGCTTTTTCTTAGGAGGGATAAAATGTCACTCTACAAGTACAACATAAGAGAAAGATTAAGGGGTTGGTCCCACTTAGTACCAGTTTTTACCAATACCTACCGTATCCCCGAGAGGTTAAGGGAAATAGATCCTAATTTATTTGTGGTGTTTAACGCTTCAACACAGGGATATGAAATACATTCCTTGGCCAATACAGGCCACACTTTTTCTTTAAATGTTCCCTTCAAGGATCTGGATGCCCGTTTGGAGGCGTTTGTACGTAAATACAGTCTAAGGCGTGGCAAGAGAGTATTCAGGGAGATAGACGAGCATAACGAAAAACTGGAAAAAAGTATAGAAAAACAGAGGTCTAACGATATCCGTGGGTTGGCTGATGAGATTTATAGACCCGCCAGGAGATTGGCATGGTGGGGTAAATAAAAAAGTGGGTGATATAAATGTCTGAGTATATCCTAGTGCAGAGTAAAGACGGTAAAGTGTATCGGATGAAAATGGTAGATAATGAGGACGGGACATATTCCCTTAAACAGAAAGTTGAATTTTCTTCGGCATAAGATGTTAATGTAAGTGACAGGGCGGCACGCAAACTGGGTAAAGTGACGTTTGATGGGACACAGGATGTCAATGTAGATAATTGGCCTGGTGTCCAGGGTGTTAAGATAAATAGTAGAAACAGTGAACTGTTTAGTGAAACAATTACTTTTACTTCCGATACTGA